CTTAGTTTGATTTCTGACAAATCATTAGGTACACTTATTTTAACTCTCATATATATATATCGAAATCTAAAGTGGATTTTTGTCAAAAAAAAAGGAGGCCCTTTTGAGACCTCCTATCACTCGGTTACCACGAAAAATTAACCAAACATACTATAACAACTAAGATACCGAGTGTGTTCTATAAATACATTAATTGTACCCATACTCCTAACCAAAAGAAAAAGGAGAGTAGTAATGCTTTGATAAAAAATTTAATGTCTTTCATTTTGTTTTGTTTTTAATTAATTATTTTAAGAAAACTTTAATTGAATTTTCAATCTCTAGTTTTTCAACTTTAGCATCTTTAATCCATTGTCTTTGAAAAGATGACTCACCTTCTAATTCATAAATTCTATTTTGTATTGCAGAAAAATCTAGATTATTGCTTTTTTTATAATATAATTTTTCTTTTAAAAAATAAATATTTTCTTTATTCCACTTAATAGTTTTTCTTGAATCTAAAGTTAGTTTTTCGATTTCTTCTAGTTGCTCAATGGCTTTTTTTATCTTTAGTAGTTTCTTTGTCATTTTGTTTTGTTTTTTAATTATTTTGTTTTAGAAGTATTATATTCTAATTGTTTTTGTTCTTCAATTAATTTATAAACTTGTGCTTGAAATTGTTCTGCTGTCAAGTAGTGCATTATTCTTCTTAATTGATTTAATTTGTCTGTTATACTTTTTTGTTTTTTCATATTGTTTTGTTTTTAAGAATACTCAAATCTACAACTTTATTTTGGAATAATTAACATTTTTTAATAAAAGTTTTATCTACCTCTGTTACAGGCCGCAATATCCACTATCACATTCATTGAAATCATCGTCAAAAAGCTCTACTTGTGTGTTCCAATCTTTAATTTGTGTAAATGATAAGTTCTGTCTTTTATACCAAACATCTTTATTGTGTTTTATTCTTTCTTTACTTGCAAACCATTTAATTTTATTTGGATGTTTTGACCACATCTTTTTTATGAGTAATGGATTTTTATGAAAACAGCCTACACAATTATTCATCCAAGCAAATCTTACTGGCCTGTTGTTCCAATACTTAACAATATGATCTTTAAAAATATTGTCATCAATTAGAGGGAACACAGGTTTTTGCCATTCTATCATACCCCATTTGTTTTGTGTTTTTCTTTTACCTATGATGGCTTTCATTTCTAATATGCCTTTGTCATTTGTTTTAGATAATGTCCTTTTGGCTCTTGCTTTTTCATTAGCTCTGAATCCTAATCTAAATTCAGCAGGTTTACATATTTTATTTCTCCACCAATTAAATATTGGCTCTAGTTTCATCTGTGTAGTACAATATCTCCTAAGGGGGTCAGGTAGTGTTCCTGCTGTGTCTAAAACTTTATCAAAGGTTTTGCCTGTTACCCATTCTATTTTTTTACCTATATATTGTTCTAAGTCAAGTATCGTATATATTATAGTATCATCTTCTGCTGTTGCTATAAACGGAGCTTGTATTCTATCCTCAACTTGTTGTCTTATTTTTTTGTCTTTAAATTTAGATTTGTTATCCTCTATCCTAACTAAGGCAAACACATAAAAGTCTGCAACATAATTAGCAGCTATATAAGCTGATGTCTTGCCACCACTAATTAAATTAACTGTTTTCATCTTATTGCATATTTACCCTTGTTTGGGTTTTGTAATTGCATCATTAATGAGTATCTAGCTGCATCAATACAGTCAGGATGAGCACCTGTAGGTTTTTGTATATTGTTTCCCTCTTTGTCTTTGTCCCATACATAGCCTTGTAATTCTTTTATAAGATTCTTAGACCTGGATGTTACATATATCTTATTTTGATTTATAAGGTTGATTCCATATATAACAGAATCTCTACCTTTTGTTACAGGGAATATTCTATGGCCATAGTTTCTAAGCTCTTGTATTGACTTAGGCTCTGCACTATCTGCGTATATATGTTCTAAAACTCTATTGTCTGTTAAGAAATTACTTATGTCTCTATTTAACATACCCTTTCTATAAAGTAGCTCATCAAATATATAAGCATTATTCCATTTATATAACCTTATGTAAGTTGTAGGATCAACAGAATAACCAAAATCAAGACCTGCACATAAAAGTCTAGCATCATCAGGTATCTTATCAATAGACTTCCAATCAGGAATACAAGCACCCTCTAAGCTACCTATCTCTCCAAGTCCATATACTTTCCACCAGTTAGCCCAATATGTAGATGTCTTTGCTTTTACTTTAGCTTTCTCTATTTCTTTTACTATAGATTTCGGTAGGCTGTTATTGTCTTTGTATGTTAGTGTTAGAAAGTCTGTATCTTCTTGGCCTATTAATTCTTTATCTACCCAAAACAAATTAGTAGGATTATAGTCAAGCCATATATTACCTGATGTTCTTACAGCTAGTTGTTGGTATGCTTCAAAGCTAATATTATTACACTCGTTAATAAATAAGTCTGTTCTCCTTGCACCTCTAAGTTTGTCAGGCTGGTCTGTGCTAAAGAACTCTATATAACTATAAGTGCTGAATTCGTATTTTAAGATACTTCTATTGAACTTTCTCTCATCGTACCTATTCAAGGCCTTCATTATGTTTAGAAAGTCTTTTAAAGCCCCTCTTCTTAAATGAGGTATTGATTCTGCTACAACACTTATTTCTTTATGTGGATTTCTACAAGCATAGTCTATAAGTATTAATAAGACTGCAATAGTTTTACCAGCAGAACTTCCTCCTCTAATTATTCTTGTTCTTTGATTTAGTGATCTAAGTTTTGTAAGAGCTGTAGTCTTAGTAAACATTAATCTATGAATATTGGTTGGTCATCGTTGATATGAATGTCTTTTGTTTCCTTAGGCCTACCAACATAGTAATTATAATAAAGCTGTACATACTTATAGTCTTTTTTTTCTAATCCCTCTTTCAAAGCTCTATAAGCTAAAGGCTCTAATGGTTTTAGTTTTTCTATAAGTTGTATTTCTTCTGACTTTGGTTTTCTACCAGCTCTGCCTTTTGTTGAGTGTCCTCCATTGTTTTTTCTACCATCCATAGAATTAATATAATTTAATTAATTAATCTTTTGTATATCTATATATCGAAAAATAAATCAAATTTTAGTTAGCCTGTATTTCTTTTTGTTCTATCTCATCTATGATGTTTACTATTTTGTTTATATCCTCATTGTTAAGATGATTTGCTTTGAACTTTACAAACTCTCTTTTAGAATCGTAGTTAAGGTCTTTGCTTGACTTTGTTAAGTATGTAAGCCAATCTCCTATCTTTCTATTATATTGTACATTCGTTTCAAAAGTATTTACTGCGTGTAGTACAGATGAATGACTTGATGTCTTTCCTTGTGATTGAAAGAACTCTGCTATTTCTTGTAGTTTCATCTTCTCATACTTGTATAGGATAAAGGCTAGTAAAGATCGTACCTCTACTATTTCTATCTTTCTAGTGTTTTCAAATACATCTAGCTTTGTTATCTTCTTGATTCTGTTTGCTATCTTAATTGCTTTTGTCATAATTTACCTTGTAATATATAATTATCTAAATCGTGGCCTTGTATAAAAAACTTCTCAAATACATCTATGGCCTCTAATGTTTTTCTTTTACCCTCTAAATAAAAATCCTCAGAACACTCCCAAACACCTATATCTAAACTACCTTTGTCTATAACCAGGAATGTGAAATCTTCATAAGACTTGTTGTATAGATGACAGTATAAATAACATTGTACATCGTAGGAGTATTTCTTAGCTGAGTATGGAAAACCTTTTATGTCTGTTGTTGTCTTTATGTCTATGATACCTTTACTACTTAATACATCTGCTTTGCCTCTAAATGGGAATCCGTGTATTGTATCTATTGCAGGTACTTCAAACTCGCAGTCTGTTATGTATTTCAGAGCTTGTTCATTCTTAAAGAAAGCATCAGCTATTCTTTCTGCATTTTCTCTTTCTGATCTTGTATATACCAGACCATACTTTTCTTTGGCTTCCCTGTATGCCTTTGAGTTTTTACTAGATACATTTATAAATATTTGTTCTTGGAATTTATCAGGCTCAAGTATTGATAGATGTATAAGCCTACCATCCCTTAAAGGTTGTGTTTCTTTACTACCATACTTTGTTACAAACTTATATGTCTTAGGACTTGATAAGAGTAATTTTAAAGATGAACTACTTAGGACTAGCTGTGATAACTCTCCATAGTAGAAATCATCATCTACCATTTTTTTTAACAAGTCTTGCTTGTTGTACTCGTTTCCGTCTAAAAGTTGTATCGTTTTCATAATCTTGTTTTATAAGTTTTGTTTCTAATTTGTTTGTGTATTCGTATATCTCATTTAGACATTTAATATAGTTGCCTATCTCTTTTTTTCTTGTATCATTTGCATTTTCAAATGCAGATGTCATAGCCTCACCTAAATAATTAAAGTGTGCTTCAAACTTTTGCTTTGCTTTTATGTCCATTGTTCTAACATCAAAAAGAAACATAAACACATAAAGAATATTATAAATGCAAACTTTAAGGTCTGATATGTTACCTCATCTTTCTTTGGGTCTCTACCTTGATTGCTTCTAAATTGTCTCATCGTCTTTTATATATCTATTGTCTAATTGGTCTTTTATACCATATCCCTCCTGAAGTAATATTTTTTTTGCTCCTACTATCATTTCTGACTTTTTCTTTAGACTATGCTCTATTCTATATCTCTCGAATATTTCATTAGATATAGGCATTGTATCATTTATTTGTGATATATGTTTTTTTACTTTTTCTTTTTTTCGATGTGCATCGAATATTGAGTTTTCTATTGCCATTGTTTTATTTTTATAGTTATTGGTTTAGTGCGCCATGCGCACAAACCTTAATTCATATTTATACTTTTGTTTGGGTCTATCTTGATTGTTTTATATAAACCTTTTTTCATAGCTTCTATCCTATATGGTATTACAACTTCGGTGTTACAGTCATTACAACATCTACCATTTTGTACAGGATTAGCATTGTTTCCCCACCCTTTTATTTGGGTGTTACATATTATACATTTTTCCATAGTGTTTTATTTTTAGTTTTACAATATAGTGAAAATAATTAACAATATGCAATAACTATACCTTATGTACAATACTAGCCATATCTTCTGTGAGTAGATAGACCTTTTTAAGTAGCTTTTTTTTTGTCCATAGTGTAGTATCAGGACAGTATAATTCTTTTATTGGTGGCATCTCTAAGTAGTTAATCCAATATAGATATGTACCTTTTGGGTCAGATACAAAATAAAGTTTTACGATCTCACTATCCATATCCATTAGCTTATCGTACTTATACTTTTCTAGTAGTTTGTCTTTGTAGTATTTGTTCCTGAACTTCATCTCCATCACGCACTTGTGGCCTTTCGGAGTATAACCTATTGCGTCATAGTGTTCAAACCGACCCTTACTCCATTCAAGATTCCAATCTTCAAACGCATTAAGAAAACTTACTACAGTTCTTTCAAATTTATTTATAGTCTCTAAACCCATTCTCGTAGATAGTATTAATATCGTTAATCCATTGATTCCAATGTCGAGGGGTGCAAGAGCAAGGTATATAGTATGAGTGTAAATGATACTTACTATGTAAAGATGCTATAAGCTCTTGTTCCTCTTTATTGATACTACTACTTTTTACAGACTTAAATTCTGTCCAAGAATCGTATTCTTTTTTATTTAGTTTTATCCATTTCTTGTCTGCCATTTCTTGAGATATTATTTAAAAAATTTTTTCGATTTTCACAGCCACAGTCCTCAAATCCTAGCTTATTTGCTATCCAGGTTGCTATGGCTTTACCTTTACCAAATGTAATGATGTTTATTATATATTCTAATTTGTCTCCTAATTTCATATAAGGTCTTTTAGTTTTGATTTTACTTTTGTGTATGTATTGTATAAGCTGTAGTATGATATGTCTGTCTTTCTTGATAGTTCACTTATACTTATTCCTTGTTCCTCTATTATTTCATATACTTTCCTATCATACCAGAATATTTGTTTTAGTGCTTCTTGTATCTTCTCGTAGGCCTCAACATAGTTCACATCATTAGTATCGGATATTTGTATTCCCTCAAGGTCTGTAAAAGTATATTTAAGTTTCTTTCTCATCAGATCAACATACAATCCTCTCAAGATTCTAAAACAATAATAGTAGTTTATATCATTATCACCATAACTAAAATCCACACCCTTTTGTGTGTTTCTAATTAGTAATAGATATAATTCCTGAACAATATCTTGTACCTCAGTTTCTCTAAGACCTCCGAAAGACCTAGTGATTTCTAACCACTTTGTATGTCTATCGTACGCCTTTTCAACTTGAGTTTTCAAAATGGGAAATTTAGTTGTTCTATTACTGATTTATTAATTGTTGATTGTTCTCCTATTTTGTACCCTACATTATTAGGTATGCTTTGTAGTAATAATGGAGAATCGAAAGGTGTAGGTTTTGTTCCTGTATCGTGGTCTTTTATTTTTTTACAATGCAACTCTGTGTATATCCATCTTGATTCGTGCTGCGTCAAACGATGTATAGAATAAAAATCATCAGTACGGTTTGGAAAGACATTCCCAAATTCACATTCAGCTATTCCCATAGGTAAAGGATGTCCTGAAAATTCGTGATTAGCTGGATATTTAGCTCTGAATGCAGATGTTACCGAGTGCATAATTAACCAAAGGCCCACATTGTATTTTTTGACAAAGATTCTAAAATCAGTCATCATCTCATACATATAATCAAACGAATTACTGTGTTTCATCATACCTTTATTCTTTTTTAAACTGTTGATTGGATCAATAATCAAGCAGTCAAATTTGTATTGTGGGTACACAACCTCACATAAAGATAGTAAATCTAAGTAATCATAGTTCTTTTCACAGTCAATAAATTTAAAATGCTGAAAAATAAACTCGGAATGTTTGTCTAATTCTTCTTCTGATATTTGATTTATAGGCTTTGCGGCTTTGAATTCTATCAAACGTCTCAAAATTGTATAGGGCTCATTCTCAGAACTAAA